ACCCGACGCTGGAGTTCTTGACCTTTACCTTGAGTGATAAAGGTTTTCATGTTATCACGTTCTCTATCAATGTTGTCGGTATTAGTTTTTAGAGATTCAATTTTTTCTTGAGTTTCTTTAACCTTCTCCTGTTTCCAGTTTATTGTAGCAAAACAATTGTTAATTTTGTTTTGATGTTGAGTGATATCTTTTTGAATAACATTTCTTTTAGAGAAAACTTCTGTTAAAGATTTTTGTTTGCTTTGAATATCATCAAGAGCACCATCTAATTTAGAAATTTTGTTTTTGTTTTGAGTAATGTTTGACTCTTTAAAATCATCCGTGATGTCTTGGTTACAGGTAGGACATATAGTATTTGAGGATAAGAATCTAATTTCTTTTTCCATGTCCTTGATTTTAGATCTGAACTTAATACTAAATTCATTTAACTTATCAAGTTCTTCTTGAGGATTAGCATAAGTATTCATTTGCTTTGTCATGGCATCAATGTCTCTCATGTAACTCTCAAGATCTTCCTGGTTAGATTCGATATCAATTTTCATTTTAGTTATCTCATCATCCCAGAGAACTACATTCTCCTGACTCTGCTTCTTAAGATCTTCAATAAATCTTTTCTGAACATCTACCTTTTCTTTAAGTAGAGAAATGGCATAGTCAATATCAGACACTGCTTCTTTATTTTCTTTAACACGATCTTTTAAGATGGTGTTCATAGAAGAGAAGATTCTAATGTCTAAGATATCTTCAATGACTTCTCTACGACCTGCCGCAGGTAACTGCATAAAAGGAACAAACGTAGATGATCCAAGCACAACAATTTGAGTGAATGATTTAAAGTTTAATTTTAAAACATTCTGCTCTAACCATTTCTGCTGATCAGCAGCAGAAGCACTCTGATCTAGTTGAACTCCATTTTTGAAAATTTCAAATATACCTGGTTTCATTCCTCGATTAATTTTCCAATCAATCTTACCAATAGTAAACTCAATCTCAACTCTACAATCTGCAAGGTTAATAGAATTAACAAGTTGAGGTTTGTTAATCTTTCTGAAAGGTTTGTTGAACAAACCAAAACACAAGGCATCTAAGATTGTAGATTTGCCTGCTCCGTTCTCTCCAATAATTAAAGTTTTGTTAAACTCGTTCAATTTTATTTCAGTAAAATTGTTCCCAGTGCTGAGAAAGTTTTTCCATTTGATAGTTTTAAATTCAATCATCTTCTTTAGGAGGAATAATAATGTCTTCAGGTGTTACAATACAATAAGAATATCCGTGCTCTTTACAAGTAAAAAGAGCAACGTCATCATCTATTTCAATGACTGCCATTTCGGGATAGTCGTCCGCCAACAATAAATCAGAATGCCGTTCAGCATCATCTTGTTCTTGAAAGAGATACAAAACATTTACATCCCCAAAACTAGGTGCATAAGCACCTTCTGTTTCTTTTCCCTTTATTGCTAGAATGTACATTAATCTACTTGCAAAGATTCTGAATAGATAGATCCGATAATAGATTTAAGTGTGTCTTTATCTTCATAATCAATCTCTTCTACATATTTTTCTAAGAATGAAAGTGTTCCTTCAATCTCAATATCACCAGAAGGATTTATATCTTCACAGGTATTATCAATAATTTTTAAATCATGAATACCTGCTTGATAAAGACGCTCTACTAAATTATCGTATGCATAATAGTTAGTACGTTTTTCAACAATTAATTTTACAAACATGTTTGCATACTTATTCATGTCCATAGAATCAGGATGTACTATCGTGTCATTGTAATAAATTTTAGCAAACATCTCATTTGGATTCTTAATAAATTTCAAACCCATCGTTTCAGTATCAAAGATATGAAACCCTCTGGTGTCACCAAAATCATTCCAATACATTTGGTATGGATTACCCAAATAGTAAACAGAATTAAAATTAGAACGATGATGAAAATGTCCNGAGAATACTTTCTTGAATTTAGAAAACACTTCGGGACTCATCCCATGCTCCATAAAATATCCAGGGTGTGCTTCAAATCCTGACAACTCTAGATGTCCCATAGCAATTTTTGCTTTGGTTTTTGAAATCTCTTCGTAAGTTTCAGTTTCGTTATCAACACATATCCAAGGAACAAAACAAATGTCTAGTCCACCAATATTAAGTGTCTGAGGTTTTTCAATCACTTCAACATTAGGATACTGCTGCAAAAGCAAATCAATAGCATTGATGCCTAGAGTATTCTTGTAGTATGAAGTATGGTTTCCAACAACTGTGTACAGTTTTTTGTTGGCAAGTTTTTGATAGTAATTAGTTTTTGCCCAATCTAAAGACCAAAAATCAATACTCTTTCTATTGTCAAAGGTGTCACCTAGATCAAGAACAGTATCAATATTATATTTGTCTAAGGTTGGAAAGAAAGTTTCATCATAAAATTTCTTCATGTAGTCATGAAAGATCTGACTGCCCTTTCTCATACCAAAGTGCTGATCAGTTATAATAGCAACTTTCATCAATACCTCATTTTTTGCTCAAGAGAATTCTTGATCTGCTCATAAGCAGAGGCGTTACCATGTTCGTCACCAGTAAACACTTCAGAGAATCCTGACTTCTCGATCATTTTGTTTTTAATATCTACCTGCTTCTTTTCCTTCTGGATCCTACGCAAGAATGCATAGTAGATAATCTGAGTAAAGTATGCAAATGGGTTGCTAGATTTTGCAGGATCAAAGTTGTCAATGTATGTGATACAGTTTTCAATACCATCACCAATCATGTCATCTTTAAACATGTAGTTGACGAAGTTTGGTTTGTACGACAAGTGTTGAGCAATCTTCAAAAAGCAACCGCCGATGTACTCACCCACAGGTGGTTTTTTAGCGCCGGTTAATTTTGCTTCATCTACCTTGTTCTTATATCGAACAATGGCATGTAAAAAGTCCTTGTTGTTTACATAATGTTCTTTGGATTTAGACATTGTATTGTATGTTAACTTATCTGCATATCATAGCATAGATTCAAGGGCTTGACAAGACCCTCAGATCTGTGTATAATAACTCGGTCAGAGTTCAGAAACAGCTCTTTAGCTTTAAGGTACTTAGATACTCTAAGATTCTTTAGAGTCACTGTCAAGTAGAAAGATATCCTCTAGTAGTTCTCTAGCATCATCAATAGAGGAAAGTAGACCCATATCCTCATCTAAAAAAACTCGCCCTCGTTCTCGACGCTTACGTGGTGTACGTTTTTCTTCTTTATCTAGTGCTAGTTTAGTTAAACTATTTTTATAGAACTCAACTGGAAATCCTTTTATTTCTTTTACAGTAACTAGTTCGTCACCTGAAATATAGAATTCAGTTTGATGAGATAGTTTCATCCATGCTTTAATTTTGAGTCCTTGAAACGCGCCGGGTATTTCAATCTCTTCAATCTCAATAGGATGTGATATCAGAATGTAATCTTCTGTTGGATCTGCTTCTTTTACAATGCAGAGTAGTTCTTCATTAGTTTTTAATTTTATGTTTGCGAAAAATGCTTCCATACTTACTGTTTTAGTTTTACGTTGATTATCTCATAATCAAAATTTTCTTGGTTATAGATCTTAACACGTTCAAATAAATGTCTTAACGTATAGTTTGGATTGTTAGAATCCTTAGACGTATCATCTGCAATATCATAAAGTAGTGCAGTATTTTTATTCTCACCTTTTCTTAAAACCCTACCAATAGATTGTAAGTTCCTTACTCTCGATTTTGATGGACTTGCGAAAATAATATTATGTAGATTTTTAATATTAATGCCAGTAGAGAACGTTCCGTAACTAGCAATAATAATTGCGTTAGATTCGTGCTCAGTTATTTCTCGGATCTCTTCTCTATCCTTTGCATCAACACCACCGTGTACAAAGAAAACTTTTCTATCGGCATGTGCATTAGTATTTATCAAATCATAGAGAGGTTCTCCATGACGTTCCACATAATTAAATAAGATCAGTGTATTACCACCAAGATCTAACGCAAGATTTTTAATAAAATTGTTTCTTTTAGGATGAGAGATGATATAATCAATTTCATCTTGATAAGTATCAAATGTTATATGAGGATGTCTGAGTGTGAGAATCTTAATTTTTAACCTGGACAAATGTCCCTGTTGAATTAATTCATTAGTATTAGTAATCTTTTTATGAGGACCAAACAATCCTTCAAGAACAAGTTTGTTTGTTTTACTCCCATCTAGTGTGCCAGTAAATCCAATACGATACTTTGCATGATGTAATTTGGTAAGGATGTCAGTTAAAGATTTTGCTTTGAATAGATGTGCTTCATCCCCAATTACTGCATTAAAACATTCAAAATATTTTCTATGCTGTTTATAGATTGATTGCCATGTAGTAATGGTTACTGGTTTAGGAGATACTTTCTCATGACCAGCATAAACTTTATGACAAAATTCTTCAGCATCCCAACCATAAGATACAAAATCTTTATACATCTGTTCTACAAGAGATGTAGTTGGAACAACAATGATAATCTTTTGTCCTGTCTCCTGTAAGAAACGAACAATAGAATAAATCATAAATGACTTACCTGATCCTGTTGGTGACACGATCAGTTTTCTTTTCTTTCTTAGTGCTTCATAGATTGCAGTATACTGATACTCCCTTGCTTTGAGAGATGAGAATCTTTTTGTAAATGATTTGACACCATCAAAAGAAACTAACTCGTCTTCAGCATCAGGCATACCAAAGTATTCATTATCAGCATAATCATATGTGTAATGACGTTCCTTACAGAACTGTTCAATATACTCTCTTAGTCCAGCATAGATCTCTCCTGTGCCTGGAGAGAATAATCTAATTTTACCATCCCAATATTTCTTCCTGTAGGCAGGCATGAATTGAGCACCTTCAACTTCAAATGTGAAGTGGTCAGATAATTCGTATGAAATATGTGGAGGGGTTTTCAGTTGAAGATATACTTCATTCTTTTTTCGGATAATAACATCACTCATCTATTCCTCTTGAATATCGTAACCAATCAATCGCATTCTTAATTTGAAATGAACGATTGTTAATATTATTTAGAACCTGTTTTAGAGCATCCTCTAATTTTTCATATAGATCTAGAGTTGCTTGTGCTTTAATTACATCAGCATCTCCTTTAATGTAGATAGGAACTTCTGTTTTAATAATTCTTTCTTCAGGTGCAGTTTCTTCTCTGCCCATATAATAACTATACTTCTGTCTATACAGAACGTTATAGTTGTATTCTTTTTCTTTACGTAATAATTGTATTCTTAAATACTTGTCTAACCATTTAGCATGTAGGATTGGAATTCGTCTTGCCTCATCAGATAAGTCATCACTCATTACACAATCCTTGTGCCATTCATCGATCAATTGTTGATGTAAACTCATAAAGTCAATTGCTTATCATTACTATTGGTAAGTTTGTAGTAGGTGTATTTAAATTCTACTTCTGCTTTTAAATACTGTATATCTGTTATGTCAGTATTAAACTCTAATGAATTTAACCTTACAGGAAATGCATCATAGAAATGCAATTTAAATGCAGTATTAAAATTACTGCTCAAGATATTTAAGTATAGATCTATCTGATCTAACTGAGAAGAATTTTCAAAATCTTTATCTCTCATTTGTTCAGCAAACTCATACCACTGATCAGATTTTTGTGGGTAAGTAATACCAACCATCCAGTTATGAATTAAAGAATAGTTAAGACAATCTTCATCAATTAAAAAAGTTAATACAAGTGATTCATAATTTAATTTATCACCCGCAAGTTGGAAGTCATTGTATGGTGTTGCTTGAGTTGGACCATTCATACTAATGCCAGGAACATTAGCATTGGTACATTGAAATCCAATACTTTTAAAACCTGGGATGTCTAATCTAAAACCTGATGGTGATAGAAAGTTTTCGTTACAGAGGGTCATTTGCTGGGTCCTTCACACTATTATTTATAGGCATAAAAAAAAGACCCCGAAGGGTCCAGTGTTTGTGTATCCTGATGGATTACATCAGGTTTGCAACAGAAACTCTTCTGTAGTATGCGTTGGTGCCGAGGTTGCCAGCAGCAAGAGGATTGCTGTCTGCAAGTGCAGCTTCGCCTTTTGCGAAGGGGTTGAGGACCATGCCATAACGGGTCTTGAACCCGATACGTGGCTGGAAGTCATCCTGACCGACGCTACGTACCATCTGGAGAGGTACATAAGGGCAGTAGAACATGCCAGCGTCATAAGGTGAAGTACCCTTATAACCGATGACGTAGTACTGGTTACCGGACTGACCTGAACCTGCTGAACCACCACGGGTGATGGTTGCATAAGGATCGATGTAGACGCGATAGCGACCGTTAAGAACACCAGCGAAGGTATTACCAGTTTCGTCAACTGCAAGACGGTTGTTACCCTCAAGAGCAGGAGCATAATCAAGTACACCTGCCATTGCCAGTGCCGAAGCAACGTCAGCAGAGCACATGATCATGTTGCCCTTTCCNCNACGAGTTTCGCGTGCAATTGCGTTTGCATCACGCTCGATTTGGAACAGAAGTCCTTTGAACTTCTCAACAGACCAACGACCATTGGAGTCAACGTCCAGGTCGAAAGTACCAGCGGTAGCGGTGTCAAACTGAGCACCGGTCTTAGCGGACTTATANATGGTACGAACAACCTCACGGTTGATCTCTGCAAGAATCTCAGAAGACAGGATGTTTGCCAGTTCCGACTCAGCGTCAAGACCATGAATAGCACGAAGGTCTTGTGCAAGTTCGATACTGTAATCTGCCTTCAGAGCACGTGACTTAGCAGTAACGGCAATCTTCTCGATTGAGAAACCCATCTGACGGAAGTCAGGGGTAGCGCCATCGCTGTCAAGACCTTCTGAAGTTTCGGTGCCCATGGCAACGTCAACGCCATACTGAGCTTGACCGCCACCAGCGTCATTAAGAACAGCAGGGTTGTCGCCTGAAACTGAAAGTGTTGCAGAAGGATCAGTACCAGCAGCACCGGACTGACCAGTTTTGACTTCGTTGAAGAAGGTCTCGTCGTTTGCGACTGCCTGACCGTCATACTTCGCACGCATTGCGAAGATAAGTCCAGTAGGACCAGACATTGGTTGAACGCCAGCAAGGTCATATGCGACCAAGTTGGGCATTGCACGTCTGATCAATGAGATCAGAACGGGGTCGAAACCAGCAAC